GTCCAAAGAGTGGCTTGCTGAAGCATTGCCTTGGTGAGGGCTTCTTCAAGCTGTTTCTTGGTGACTTCCACCACAGTGTTATCAGCTAAGACCCAAGCCGTTTTGTCCATGTTGTTGAGCTCGGCAACCTTGAGAGCACGAGCCATACGCCCTTGAGCAACTTCATCCCCGTCAAACTTCATGCCGTCCACCTCAACGATGATGGCGTTCACTGCGCGAGAGCGGGCAAGCTTTCGCACGGACAAGCGTTCTTCTTCGGTCAGTTCTGGGTCAGGCAAGTTGACAATTTCCACACCAAGAAGAGTGCAGATTTCTTGCTCGTTCTCATCAGTTAAATATGGGAAGCTAACATCAGAGAGATGTTCTCTCAATTCCCATTCAGAATTGAAGACTTGCTCATCATACTTATAAGCTTTCATATGAAATTACCCTTGAGAGTTCTGGAAAACAGACGCATACACTTTGCCAGCGGAAAACCGCGCTACCACAATTAAGTCCGCACTTGGATTGCCGAAAACTGGAGCAGATCCGCTAGCCCAAACGCACCCTTCCCACGTGATTGCGCATCCGCTTGTACGGTGAGATTGCACGTGTACAACCTTAGTAGCCACTTGATCTTCCTCCCCAGCAACAAACTTGATCGTGCTGCGTGCCATTGCACCCACACATAAGTCATCTGGGGATTCAACTGTAACAACGAACGGCTTAGAGAACGAAGATCCACTAACGTGTTGCGTAGAGTACCCACCAATCTGCCCACGGTCTCCGTTTGCCTTGATGAACTTTCCTTGGCTTGCAGAAGCCGCAACATCTGCCTTAGTTGCGTACCCTTTCAGCTTAGAATCCACATCTGCTGTCTTGGCATAGTCTCCAAGCGAGGTCTTAATCGCAGAATCCTCAGCTTTGAGCGTTGCAAGAGCCGTATTGAACTTCGCATGGTCAGCGTCATTCGCCACTTTGTCAGCCTTCGCCGCCAAGTCTGCTGTCTTGGCATAGTCTCCAAGCTTCGTTGTTAAGTCTTCTTTCGAGACATAACCGCTCAAATCCACATCTCCGCCACTGCCTGCATTAGCACTAACCTCTTTGAGCTCAGCTTTGGTGGCATAGGTACTCTCTACCTCTGTCTTTTTGGCGTAATCAATGAACTTACCGTCAACCGCAGAAACCTCACTCTTCGTCGCGTAAGTCGCTGGGAATGCTGCCGCGCTATCCTGAAGCGCTTTGATCGCGCCCTCTGCTTGCGTCGTCCGAGCACCCCACTCCTTGTTCACAAGGTCCTTAGTGGCATAGGTATTTGTTGCAGCACTCTTTGTCAGATACGTGTTGGCTACTTCCGTTTTCGTCGCGTAACCCACCAACATGTCCTTGCGTACCGCTTCCGCACCCTCATCCGTACCGCCAAGGTAAACCTTGTGTTCGTAAGTGGCATTCTCTCCACGAGGGACGTTCAGGTAAAGATTTCCTGATTCAACGCCGCCTTCACTTGTCGACCCGCCCCAGATACCCGTTGTGACGATTCCTTTGGAGAAGGTCTTTTCTTCGCGAATCGTTTGCTTTTCTCCCAAGGTCACGAGATCGAGAGCGCCAGAATATTGAAAGAGCGATTTCCACTCGTTACCCGTATGTACCTGTAGAACGTTCTCGGGCGTATAAAAGCGCAATTTTCCGTCCACGCCAGAATCATCCGCGTCCTCAGAGGTTGGAACGAACACCCCCTCGGAGTCACCCTGCGCGGCGTCAATGTTGACGCGCGCCATCGCTTTCTCATCGTCGGTTAATTCCTGCGCGACATAGCGCACCGTCTTGACACCTGCTGTCTCTGCATTCTTTTGCGCAGATTCTGCGAATTTTCGACTTTCTTCCGCTAGCGCTTTCGCTTCTCGAGCGAGCTTTTCCGAAGCTTCTGCTTTCGTTGCACTCTTACTTGCGCCAATACTCGCGGACTCTGCATCAGCTTTGGCGGTTTGCGCCAAGCTCTTTGCCTCTGTTGCGACGACGAGCGCGTTGGCACTTTCTTCTTTGGCGTTTTTTGCAATCGTTAAACTCTGGGAGCTATTGGAGTTTGTTTCCCCAATGAGCGAACCCCACTGCGTGAAGGTCTCCTGCATGGTGTTAACGTCTTGCGAGGCCTTGGTCGCCATTTCTGCCGCGTTATTGGCGACGCGTTCCGTGCGAGAAACTTGTTCCAATACCTCACGGCTCAGAACCTTGGTCTCCTTCACGTTCTCATTAAAGTTGTACACTCGCACGCCGAGGTCATTAATGGCATCTTCCGTCTGCGTGATGAAAGATTCCCCATTAATTTCCCCCGTCGCCGTGGTGACGTATTCAAAACTAAACTTTTCTGCCATCTTCATTCCTCTTAATCAGGGATTTTGACGAAGAACGCCAACGAATACGTGGTCGTTGTCGTCGCGGTATTCGATGCGACAACCGACTTCTTGACACGCAAATAAGCGTTCAAAACCGCATGTTTAGGCGTTACCGTATTGGAGGCGCCATAGATCCCACTGGAGCGTGCAGCGTTAAAGTCATAAGTCGTTCCCCAGTCGTCCGAATTCCCTTGACGTAGCCCTGCGTTGTATTTCACGTCACCGTTAAATGCCCCCGTGCCGAAGCGCTGGGCTGGATACCCGCCCGGCGACGCGGTAAACTGCCCCGTAATGTTCGGAAGCCCTGCGTTGCCTAAGTAGCCCAAACGATCCTCCCCATTACCGCTTTCTCCGCTCATCTTGACGTAGCGCCCGCGAAGATCTGGGGTTCGCCCAGCCCCGCCCCAATATTTCCCAAGCACGCGATACGCGTCGGGGTAGTTACCCGCGGACAAGTTAATTGGAGCCTGCAAAGAGACAAATTCGCCGTGCGGGTCTTCCATACTCCCCGCCATCAAAACGACTTCACCAACGGGATTGGTAGACGTGGTAAACGAAACCCCGCCGCCGAGCGCCCCACTGTTGGCGGATGTTGAGCCAACAGCACAACGGTTACGAAGATCTGGCACACGACCACCGCGCCCATCAGTGCCACCATCGCAGAAGATCCAATTTTCAAGCGCTTCTGTTTCGCCCCAAGGAATTAAGCGACGACCGTCCGAACCACCTATGCGACAATTCACAAAAGAAACGACCTCCCCATTAATACGGTTGCCATTAACCTCACGCCAATAGGCTTTATTAGTCCCCGGCACAATCACGCTCGACCCTGCACCGTTTTCCTTCGCACAACGCCACTTTTTGCCGTTGTGGTTGATCTCATTGCCCACTTCGTAGTCCATAGCCGTGGAGTAGTTGTAGACCCCGCCACGTTGAAGCCACACAATGTGCTGGCTCAACGCATTAAAAACGCCGTTGAAATCATCTCGATACGGTGGAATGCCGTTTTCTGTAATCGGCTTCTCGGTTTCTTTCCCAAAACCATACTTAATAGAAAAACGCCCCGAATTTTCGAGGCGTGGTTCTAAAGGAGGAAGGGTGAAATCCCCTTGTGCGCATAGCACTTCAGGGAAAAAATACTGAGGATATTTCGTACTCATTGACCTGTCACCTTATTTGCGTTGTTGAAAGTGCCTTGATTAAATGTATGGAGCTTCGAGCCGTTAAAGCCGAAGATCTTGTCGGCTGGATTGAAAATAATGAGATTCCAACCCACGCCACACGCTCTTGTGAGAAGCCCGTAGCTAATCAAAATCTGCCGCTTGATTTCGTCTGGGACGCCTAGGACACGCACACTAATCGTCATGTCCTGATTGTCAACGACGTAGACGGGAAACCCTAGCAATTGCGTGAGCAAGCGGTTCATCGTGGCAATGGAGGAATCGGAAATATTGGACGCGCACTTATAGAAAATGAGAAATCGAAACGATTCATCATCTATCGTTCGCTTAACACCATCGATAACAACCTCTCGGCTAATCCCTACTCGCTTACCGATCCAGTCTAAGAACACGCCTTTCGCCTTATAGGGGTTCACAACGTTCTCCGCAATATATTGGATTTCCTCGCTCGGGTCGATCGCCTTTTGAATCACTCTAGCTAAACGTGTTAGTCGTTTACTCGCGGCGTATTGAGATTGGATAGCGTCGCTCGCGAAACTACGAACGTTTGCCATCCCCCTCAAGTCCGATACCGCCTTGAGGTTTTCCCATGTCTGGTAACTCTCAACCATGATTAAGCCCCTGCAAAAGTGAAGGTGATATCAGATTCCGTGATTGTGGGCTGTTGGTCAGCGTTAATGATCACTCTTCGTTCAAAATCACCGTTGCCTACCTTTACTTCAATACTTCCCACAGGGACTGCCGTTACCTGCTGAATCACTGAATAGAATCGAGAGGAATAAAGAGTCTCTGCGAAACTCACGCGCTTATTTCCGCCCTGACCTAGAAAATCATTGATCACTGCACGCTTAACTGAGGATTGAGTTAAGGCGTCCATACTGGAAGCAAAGAAGGTGATACGCATAGCGACTGCGACAGGCTGAGGCCGCGTAATTTTGTATTCATACCGTCCTTCACCGTTGTTATCAGTCGAGAAGCTAACGGTATATGATCCGCTGGTATCACAACCCATGGCTTTTTTCTCTTTAATCGCTTTAGCAATGGTGGCATCATCGCCACCGAAAACAGAGACGCCCACAGAGTGAGGCTCTAGCGTGATACCGTAATAAGTCTGTGGCTTATTACTAATGTTTTCCTGCGCCACTGCGTCAATTACCCCTGAGATGTTTTTCAGTTCTGCCACAAGAGACTGGACGTTGCCAACCCCATTAATAGCCACACTTTCCTCAAGTCGAGAGCGCAATTCGCTATCAGTTTCTCGCTCACGCCCTACCACGCCAGCGACAGGATTATTCACACTCTGCCAGCCAGCCACAACCGTCACAATCTTATTAATCGTGTTTGGACGAACATCAATAGCCCCATGATCGACAGAAACAAAAGTAGTGGTCACGCTCCCAGAGTCCCCGATAGTCACACCGTCCACAACATTGTGTCTAAAGGACTTTCCATCAATGTCTTTGACTAAAACGCCATAGGGGATATAGGTGCCAGCCTGACCAGTGCAGACACAAGAAACTACAGAGGATTCTGACTTTTTGCGCTGAAGGAAGTAAAGCGCGCTATGACCATCTAAAAAAATACCCCGTGCAGTATCGGGGTTATTTTGGTTAGTTAAGTAGGCTAATTGGGCGTTCTTTGATTCAATCTCAGCCACAACAATGTCGATAATTTGACCTAGTGGCGTACTGGGATCGGTGTTAGCTTCTGGGTCACTATCTCTGACTCGAAAAGCGTTTTTAATCTCTTGCTCTAGGTCAGCACGTATTTCTGAGGTGCTAGGGAGCTTAACCCCTACCAGTTCATTAAACTCTAACTTTTTCATCTTTCCCCCATTTTGTGGTCACGGTAATTGTCCCTTTGAGGGTCCTTGTATCAGGGTTAAACTCATCAAGCTCAACACTGTCGACAGACTCGACATCGTCCACTAGCTCGGCAGCTTCTCTCAGTCGACTGACCACAAGAATCTCTCTAGCTTTTTTGCCTAGCTGATCAGCTCCCCAGTCAATGCCCTCTTCATAGCGAAAATAGGCGTCATGCTTGAAGAGTCGACACTCATTAGCGACATTCTGCAAAACGGCTTTTTTATCGCGATAGAGCTTAAGGTTTCCGCCCTCATCAAGGTCAATGTCCCAAGAGTCATTAAGCGCAAGTGTAAAAGCTGTATGTGTCATTAGTTTGGTACTCCAGTATTGCCACCACTGTCTCCCTTGTGGGTGTGTTTCATTAGACTCTTACCACCTGCCACAACGTCGCCAGTAGCACTCATTGACCCCTCAAGCTTAAAATTACCTCTCACTGAGGACCCGCCATTTCCACCAGAAACCGTGATACCGCCAGCCCCAGTAATACGCCCAATAACGTTAAGCGTTTTATCTATGTAGGTATCCCCTGTGATAGTAGTCTTGGGGGTATTGATCACGGTAGCCACACTAGCGTTTACCGTGGCGTTCTTGGTGTTGACCGTGACTGTTTGAGGCGCCGTTATCGTCACGTCTCCAGAGTCTTCAATACGGATAAAGGTTTTAGGCGTACTGCCCCAAAAACCACCGATATAAAAACCGTCAGAGAGGTCAAATGTACGGAAGGAATTAGGCGGTTGTGGCTCACTGCCGCCGTCCAAATTGGAGACGTCTTGATGAGCCACCACAGCTAAGCCTATATCCCCTACTTTCGGGTCACAGATAATTGCTGCTGTACCGTGCTGTAATCTAAACCAACGCAGTCTAGGAATAGGTACACAGGGGAGTGCGTCCCCTGCTGCGTTACGCTGCTGAATAAGGGGAGTAGCCTTAAGGTACGCAGCGCCTCCACCTTCTGCAGGTCGCTCTATCGAGTCGACTCTAACAGGAATAGCAGTATTCACAATACCGTTAATCATCGAGCGCACAAAAAACTCTAAAGCGTTGATTGAGCCTTGCTCACTAAAGCTACTCGCAGGAGTGATAACTTCTTTATCTGCCATTTATACCCACCATGTCCCAGTGAATGAAGTTTTCCACGCTGATTTTTTCGGGTTATTCGCGGATAATTCGTGACTGACCTGAGTCACTAGCCACGTCCCAGAAGCCATAGGAACAATGGTTTTCACGGTTACTGAGCTACCTAACCTAATATCTGGTCGATAGTAGCAAGTGCAATTAACCCCAGTATTCGTGAGTGTGGGATAGCCTATAAGCCCTGAGTCTTTGTCGACTACTGGCGAACCGCCACCCACGTTTTCTTTAGGCTTGTTTTTCGGTAGTAACGTTACATGCTGATCTTCAATCAGCAGCTCTGCGCCTACTTGTCGCGCAATAGACTGCATTTTAGTTACTGGGTCACCACTCAAAGTAGTGTCACTGACCTGAGCAGTCACACCCTCATTAGTAAAGGTCAAATTAGCCTTCTTAGCCAAAGACTCAATCAGGCTAGCAGCAGACTGACTACCCTCTACCGAAATAGGATCATCAGGAATTAATTTTCCTAGCGCAGCTGTTGTGGCCTCAATTTTGAGGACTGGAGAAGCCCCATTAAAGTCAGCGACACAGAAGAGAATCTCTCCCTTAAAAACCATTGAATAGGCACTATTGCCTTCTTTGGCCTCAACCGTGATACGGTTATAGGCTAATGTGCGGTTTCGGTACTGCGTCCAGACTAAGCGCTGCATGGTCTCCAGTTTCAGCCCATAAATATTGACCTTAGACTTACTCAGCTCAACCCCTCCATTTTTTTGAATGGAACAATCAATAGCGAAATCTTCCAACACAAAGGTTTCTCCCTTCTGTGTCGTTATGGTCACGCGGATTGATTTTTTATTAAATGTTTGAGCCATTGCCCTGATTCCTCATTAAGTCTCTCGACAGTAGTAAAGCTGCCAGCGCTCACCTAAGCCCTCAACCTCTGGAGGAAGCTCTCCCATAGTGTCGACAAAGAAGAGTTTCCCCTTGAAGTCTTTGGAGCTAAAAGGTGGCAACGGCGTTAAGTTATCAGCCAAAACACCACTGAAGACTGTGACTTTATCGCACATTAAGCTCACATATAGCCCTGAGCCTTTTTGCTCGACATCGATCACACACATTTGGTCATCAAGCACGATACTGAAAGAGAAGGAAGGATAATTAAGAGTCTGAATAGTCGACACTTTGATTAACGTTGATTTCTCTTCGTCCATTGTTGCTCTCCTTAGCCTTGCGCTTCATTTCGTTTTCTTTTCGAGAAGAGAGCGCGGGTCCCTTGCTCGCGCCAGTCAAATCAGCCAAAAATGAATTTGGCTGTTGACCAGTGTCGACTTTATCGCTACTCGTTTTCTTCTTGTTTGTAGCCTTGAATTTGCCACGCTTAAGATTCGCGCTCAGTACTTCCTGAAAAGTACAGTCGACTACTAATAAGTTGCCTCCTGACCGATTAGAGCGATTCATTGAGAGGCCCACTAGCGCCATGTTCTTATAGAGCGCAGCTGGCGTGATCACGCAAAAAAGCTCAGTACTATTAATGCGTTGCTCAAGGACCCGCAGCCCCTTAATTTGCTTCTGAATATTCCCGCCGAAAATCAAGCTCACACTGACCTCTTGGGGGTTTCTCACTTTGTCGTAACTCATGAGAGTACCCCCTTCTTGAGGCTCCGTAGGGATATTGGCAGAAACAGAGATACTGAAATCGTCTAACCCTTCATAGTGGCAAATTAACTTGTCCTTGCTGTCTAGAATGGCAAACACAGATTCCTTATCTTTCATGATTACCCCTTCATAACAACGCCGCTATTCGCGTTACCAATAAGCCCACGACTCTGGGCGCTGGCAGAATTAAAACTCTGACCAATAGCCCCGGCAATGGCTTCTGGGTCATCGCTAGTTTGGATATTGTTAGTGATGTTGATTTCAGACTGGTTATTCACGCTGCTCATAGTGCTATTGGACTGGACTCTAGACACTACCCCTGCGGCCTCAAGCGAGCCACCAGAGATAGCCTCATAATCCCCTATTTCCAAATTAGATAAGCCGTAGTGTGGCTTATCAGTCTTGGTGCTATCGATACCAAAGAAATTTTTGACCTTGTTAATCTGGTCAGTGAAGGGAGCGATAAAGGCTTCCCACTTTTCCTTGATAAGGGCTATAGCAGTAGTAATCGGTTCTTTGATCCATTTACTAAACGCGTCTCCCACAGTCTTAAACACCTGATCAGCGTTAAAGCCTAAGACCTCCAGTAACTTATGAAAGTCACCATCCAGAAGAGCGCCTAGGGCTAAGAAAAAGCCTCTAAACACTTCTAGCGCCTTCTTTGGCAGACTGAATACCCAGTCAAAGAATCCTTTGACGGCAACGCGCAACTCTTCTAAGCCTTCTTCAGTCAGCCCGAAAAAGCCCCCGATTTTGCGCACAATATTTTCAAAGACGGACACTCCTCCATTGGCAAAGGTGTAGAGGTCATCAAGCGCAGCGACAATAAGCGCAATTGCTGCCACTACCAACCCTAATGGGTTAGCCATTGCCCACGCTGAAAAAGTCTTAGCTGCTGTGGTAGCCACTCTAAAGGCAGCTGTAAGCCCACCCATTGCCTTGACTGCCAAAACAATGTCAGAGACAAACTTCACTGCCAGAAGCGCGCCTAAGCCAGCAAAGAACGCTTTAACCACCCCTATATGTTTCCTGATAGCCGAAATAACCCCAGTGAAGATAGAGACGAACTTTTGGAGTACTGGCACAACTAAAACAAGAATCTGGTTAGCTCCTGCCTTGACTGCGTCAGTGAACTTAGCCCACGTTAGATTAAACTCGTGCGCTTGTTCAGCTTGCTCTTTGGTCATCGCTACGTCTTTGTAAGACTCAGCCATTGCCTTTGCGTTCTCTTTGTTCTTGACAAAGACTTTGGACGCTTCCTCACTAATACCGTAAATATTTTGTAGGTAACGTCTCGCTTGTCTGTCGCTCATACCTGCGATTTTGTCACCCAGAGAGAAAAAACTCTCAGCGGTACGGTAACCGTTTTTAGTCCAGTTTTCGAGAGCGCTCTGGAAGGCTTGAGCGGACCCGCCAGCATCGCGATTAGCCTTGCCCCACATATCGAGCTTTTCAACACTTACCCCAATTTTTTCAGAGAGGTTAATTAATCGCTCCCCTTCACTGGTATAAGAGCTAAAAAGCTGTCTGACTGCCATAGCACCAGCGATAGGTGCCGCAAGTCCCAAGAGATTAGTCTTGAGTTTGGCAATCATATTAGAGGGCTTAAATGCGCTAGCGATACTCTTTCCTAGGTCAAGGAAGGTACCAGCCGTTTTGACTGCGACACCTTGCAACTCATCAAGCCCACGCCCAGTAATGAGCGCTGCCTTTTGTGCTGATGTCCCATGATGAATAATCGTATCGGCGACTTCTTTCGACACATGCCCAGCAGCAAGGCTCATTTTGCCTACTTTCTCTGAAATTTCTTCAATAGGCAAATTAGCTTCTCTTAAGCTCTTCTCCAGATTGTTGACCTGCTGACCAACAGTCTGGAAAAAGTTAAGCAAAGGAGAAGCGTTAACGTTAACTTGTACGCTTAATGTTTTTATCGAGTCACCGCTCATTGTTGGTTCTCCATTTTTTCTTGAGAGACTTTATTGGCTAGCCACTCGTGATACTGCTTAACTCTTAATATCTCAATTAGCTTATAAGCGTCCTCAAGGGTTAGCACCGTACACAATTCAGCGTAAGATGCTAACCCCGAGGCTGCCACCCTGCCACATACAGGAGTTACGTTAGCGTACTGGGCTATTCCTTCTATTTGTCCGCAGTCGTGAGAAAACTCGACACCCCGAGGGAGTTTAAGAGGCCGCCACCGCTGAAAAAACTATAGACAAACTTGAATGATTCAATCTTGAGGCGCTTTAACGTCACAGGGCTATTGATCATGTCTAAGTTACTCAACACTGGGAAGCGGGTATCCCCTACCTTGATTTCGCAACATTCAAGCAACTGGTCAAACAAGGGTTTAGCCTTCTCATACTCGATATTGAAAATTGAGGCCACGAGGGCTTTTCCGCGCTCTGCGTCACCGTCAACCTTGAAGGAATTAAAAAGCTCCTCTGCGGAAGCCTTACCCAAAATCAAAGCTGCTCGGTCAGTCCATTCATCAGCTGCGACTGCGCTCATTTGCGTAATGATGAAAGTCGTCTCAATCGGCTTCCCCTGCTCATCAGTACCGTCAATCAGCTTGATTTCTTTAGTCTTAATAGCCATTGATTAGCTCTCCTCAACCGATTCAAAGATAAGCGAGAACGTGGTCGAGTCAACCGTTTTGCCTAGAGAGAGATTCGCGTTACCCGCTGTCACACCACCGTTTTTAAACGAGTAGGTGATATTCTGGGAAGGAATCGAGATAGTGAGATTCACTGCGAAGGGCTTATCATTCTGAGTCTGCGCCTTAACAATGTTGGATAAGGCAGCATAGGCTTTTCCGCAAGGTTCGGCAGCGATGGTCAACTTGGGCGGCGTATAGATCACCCCTAGGGCTAATTTACCGTCCACAGAAGCGCGAGCTTCCAACACTGTGCGAGCTTCCACCGACATGATTCGATCCATATTGAAGTGATCCAACTGGACGCCAGAGGGATAGATTTCATCACACTGCAAAATCAGAATCGCATTTTTTGAGGTAATGTCTTTATCGTACATAATTCATATTCTCCAAAAGAAAAAAGCACGGCTATTCACCGTGCTAATACTGGCTAGTGTTCCAATTAGGTCAAGGTAGTGGCGGCCACATCAAGACACTGAATCGCGCCAGCATAGGAGTAATAGAGCTGAACTGTTGCGGGTTTTCGGTCAGCGCGCTCGTTAGGCGTTGCCTGAGTTACGCCCAGCCAATAACCATTAGTGAAAATAGCGTTCACAATATCCTGATCAGTCGTCTCGTTGAGGAGTTGTGTCTGCTGCGCATTAGAGAGAGTCACAGAGCTGTCGATAATCCCACACTTTTTAGCTTTAGCAATAGGATCACCAATCCATGCACGAATATAAGCCTCACCGACAGGATTGTTTGGCGCACGATTAATTGAGGTCAGCCCAGACATACAAGCGAGCTGAATTGCGTTTCGCAACCAGATTGCCCCAATAAGCGTATCGATAAAGCCGTATCGCTTACTCACAAGAGCGCCACGATAGAACATCTTGAAACCTTCATTGCGAGTAGCAAACTCACCGAAATAATTCGTGCGAATATCGTCAAGCTCCTTAGCGTCCGACTCATTAGTGATCTTGGGGCTAAGGTTGCGGGTCGACTTGCCAAACCACGTTTTGAGGCCAGAAGCAAGATTCCAGTTGATTGAGGCTCCAATACCCAAAGCAAAGGCAGCGTCTGCATAACCGCCAAAAACGGTAGCTAAACAAGAATAATCAGCGCCAGTGGAGAGCTGACCTAAAAGAGTCGTCCCCTTAGTCTTATTGTTCAAAGTAGCCTGAGAGTCGTCCCAGCACACATAGATATACTCTTCACCACCACTAGAAGCCCATTCAGCAAGAGCGCGAGCCGTGCCAATATCTTTGACCTTCTGGAGGGTAGTAAACATCACAAAGTTTTGCGTGACCTTGGTGATATCCTTCATGTTGGTCACTACTTTTGCTTCCACGTTATCAAAGTAACCAATAACGAGAGCTGTTGGGATTTTCTGCTGATTGTTCTCCCCCATAAAATACTGTTGGGCGAACTTAGTTTCATCAGCTGTATCGCCAAAGGTCGCAGCGACATCAGCGGCGCTCACAAAGACTCGCGCTTTAGGAGCGCCTTCAGGGAATTTTTCGGCGTTGTTGGTGAGCAATAAGCCATTAGTCTCTAGGTCATTGCCACCGCCACTAATCACTCGCGGAGTGACTTTAACGATATAGGAAGCTGAAATAGCCATTTTTAGCCTTCTCCAAAAAAGAAAAAGCGCACTGAGGCTCCGTTGCCTTAATGCGCTGTAAGTTGATAATGTTGCAAGCGATAGTGTTTATCCCTTGTCTTGGTCGAGTAGGTCAACATTAATAATCTTGTCAATCACAATTGAATCGATTCCTTGTGTTGCAATACTCATCTTCTGCCAGTAGCCCATATCAAAGGTGACTGACCACCGACAAAGTGGCTGAGTGTCTTCCCCTTGAATAGTCGTATTCTTTGGCATTTCGCTGTAATGGATAACGACTCCAAAGGCGTTGAGGTACTCAGTGGCAAACTGGGTATTAGCCACACTCGATAGGACTGTAGCCATCTTTCTGGCTATTTCGCTATCGCTCGCGTAACAATCAATCTGTACCGTCACTTGGTAGTATCGATCTATATTGACCCTGCCAGTCTTGGGGCTAAAGTTTTCTGAGCCAGTCCCATTTTGCTGTTGCCACAAAATTGTGTTAACCACATAATTCTTTGTCTTTGGGGGTAAGCTCCCTACAGAGTCACCCATGAGAATGTGATTAGGCTTAACAAAGGACTGCAGAAGATCAGCCTCAAAGGCTTTTAACGCCTTATAGATAGACGGCACACTGTCTAATGAGAAATCCATCAAGCCTCCTTATTCTGTGTCGCTAGGTAGTCAGAAAGCGCTTGAGGGACCTCAATTTGGAGAACTAACCTCACACTCACCCAGCCCACGTGGCTGAAGTCTTCCATCACGCTATCAATGAACCAAAGAGTACCATCAGCCATTTGGACAAAATCACCGCCTCTGGCAAAAGCTCTCAGTCCAGTAAAGGGCTTGTTGAGCCAGTCTTCATTAGCGTACAAATAAGCTTTTCTGGTCACACTCTCTCGCGGTAGATGATCCGCGAAATAAAGCGCAGTAGGACTTTCTGACTGAATATTGGCTGATACCCCTGCGACAGTCTCGAAACTCTGCACAGGTCGCCCCTCATCGTCAGTACGGTAATCATCAGCCATAGAGAGCGAGCGATAAAGCGTCACTGTTTGGTCAGGGTTGACTGCTTGAATCATTCCTCTGACCATTGCGTGTAAGTTATAGGTCATTAGCCCTCCTCATCGAACCAGTACACAATACTGTTTAAGAGTCGAGTCGACTTAACCCCCGCTTCTGCTCTATTGCCAAAACCACTACCGTCAGTGGCGTGATTCATTTGCTCAGCTTCCGCCAGCGCGAGAGTCATCTCAGAACGCAAGGGAAAAGTGTCTTCTTTAGTACCTCCACGCTTGAGAGTCTCTTGAATGTCTGCTCTAGCGTTTTCGCCCAGAAAGATAAGGGCATTCTTTAATCCCCTGCGCCCATCGCCAAAATAGGTTTTTAAGCACTCCACCCAGTCAGTGGCATTAGCAGTCAGGGTCCCGCGCAAAAATGGACGTGGCGGATTGTAGAGAGTTGAGCCTTCTTTTAGCGGATAGTCAAAATTTTTCAAGAAATAGCCACGCTGTTTTGTGGTCACTGCTTGCACCCAGCCATACTCAAGGTAAGTAGCGTATTCAGCTACATAGGGATCATTAACCCCTATCATGATCGACTGATTAGGAGACTCATCATCAAGCAGAATCTCTTGCTGTAGCTCAAGGGCTAGCTGCTCTCCAGTCTTATCAAATTCAACGCTCATAGCGTCTCCTTAGCCATATGGGTGAGGCTTTTTGAAGTTGTAGAGCTTAGGCACTCTACGATATGGAGCAGAAGCTAGCCAGAATTCTCTACCGTACAAAGTCGATAGCCAGAAATACTCATTGGCTGTATTGGCTGGCAATTGCTGATAACTCGCACTCACGCTGCCCTGAGAGACTGAGCTAACGATACCGCCAGCCCCAATAGCAGAGGTTGCATTTTGATGAGAAGCGACTAAGTGCGCTAGAGCTAAATACACAATGTGCTTAGCTTGATTCGGTCGATAAGGGAAATGACCTTCACCATCACCTAAAATCGACTCCAGAGTGATAAAAAGCCCCTCCAGAGTCTCGTCACTCACTCCCTTAAAGTCAGGGAAGCGAGCGCGAAATTCAGAGGAGTCTAATTTGACTTCGGTCATTCCCCCATCTCCTTACTGCTCTTCTTTATGCTCTTCAATAGCCTTATCTTTTTCCTTATTCGGGTCGATAGGACTGAGGCCATGATCCATTTCTTTCAGTTCATTGTTAGCCTTAGCACTGTTAAAGCCAGCAACGTCACCCACTTCATAGATACAGGGGATATTGCCATTAATACCAGTGAACACGTCCATAGAGCCATACTGTTGTTTAATCGCTTCCCAGTCACTCTTGAGAATGTACTGGCACAGGGCATTACCAGCTAAAGCTAAAACGCCAGTAGCCTTGCCGCGCAGATTTTCATTCAAGCCATAGAACACGACTCGCTTAGTGGTCGAGCCTAGGTCAATATCAAAAGCGAGAGAAGTCGCAAGACACACGGCGACCGCGATAGTGTCTTCTGTTGCTACCACTGAGTTCTTTTCGTCAAAGGTCGAGCTAACCACGCCTAACTGCTGCGTGGAACCCGCCTTAGCGGTTTTCTTCGGCGTGGTAGTCTTGGTGTTGGGTTTCTTGTCTTGTGGCATAGGGATTTTTTCCTTGAATAAAAAAAGGGACTCCCACACAAGGTGAGAATCCCTTAGAAAGATGATTAGGTGCTAATCTGTCGATTAGATACCTACCATGGTTGCGATAGCCTGAGGGCGATAGATAATCGCGCCAAAGGTGCCAGCCACAACCTTCTGCTTATAGGAGCTGGTAAGCGGTACGACATTCATCATGCGATAATTTTCGTTAAACGCCAATTCAGCCGTCTTCGAGCCTAACAAGTTCGGAAGGCAGAGATAGAGCATATTCCCTTCCTTCGTCTTAAGTTCAGGCACTTTCTCAATCTTCAAATTGGGAAAGTGTTCTTTCAACAATTCCTGAGCAGACTTGCCAAAAACGTTAGTGCTAGCCAATTCAGCAAAGCAGCCAGAAGGCACGCCCAACACCATCACATCGTTTTCGTCAATGTTGCTACCCACGTTTTCGAGAAGGGTACTAAAGAGCTTCAAAACGTCTTCATAGATAGCATTGGCATAAGAAGAGTTTGCGCCATGGTCAACCGTCTTCTTATCAGCCCACTTCACCTTACCGCCAATAGAGTTAGGCGTAATAGCGGCAGGCAAATTCGGGTCATTCAAAAGCCCATAAATGCGCTTACCAGCGACGCCATAGAAATAGAACTTATTCTGATAGCGCCCCAAAACTTCAGCTGCGCCCTGCTGCTTTTTCGCCACAAGGTCAATCCCTGCTTCTGCAGTCGTGGCAGCTTCCAACTGACCGTACTTGATCATGGTCGAGAAGAGATAGGCGTCACGATTCGTGAAGTCAAGGGTAGTCGTGGTGCTAGCGCCTTCGTCATCATCGTTGTAAGGCGAAACCGTACCTGCGACATCAGTCAACGCAAAAGTCTGAGTCTGAGTCGTCCAGTCACCATGACGAACAGGAGCGCCAAAGAAGTTTTGCGCCTTCATGGCCGCATAAAGCGTGTTGACCACATTCGGGTTAAGGAAGGTAGTAAACAAGACCGGCACACCAACCGTACCGTTACCAATAGCTGCGTCATTAGCTGTCAAAATACTGACGGCGCGTTTTGTGTCAAGTACATTCCCTGCCACGTCAGTGTCAACAACTGGTATAAAGCGAGCGTTCTTATACTCACTAGACACGCCGAACTTATAAGGTAAGTCTTTGAGAAAATCCGTTTTCGTTTTCATTTTCATTAGTCCTTTTCTGAATTAAGCACGGTTAGAGATGATGATCATCGCGCCTTCATTGCCACCTTGCAAAACCGCCCAGCCAGTGTCGTTAGCTGCGCCTTTTTCGCCAAAGGTAATGCCACCAGTGGCAGGATCACACAACACTGCCTGACCCACCGTAGCGGTAGCGGGTGCAGTAATCCAAAATTCACCACGCATAGCAATTGCCACATTCTGACCAGCAGGGATAACCGTATGGTCATCTTCCAACTGATACTGATGAGCTAAATTGGCGGCCACAAGCCCTAAGACTTTCGCGCCAGCCTTTTTGAGGCCTGCCTTTTTGAGATCCCCAGTCTCAGCGACAGGGAAGGCAAAACGCCCGAACTTTAACGAGCCATCAGAGATATATCCGATAGGCTGATAAACGGTAAGCCCAGAGTTCAATTCCTGACCGTCAGTGCCGAACGCCGGCATATTAGAAATGGGAGTAAAAGCCATTTTTCTGTTTCTCCATTGTTATTTGAGTACTTTCTCAAAAGAATCAATCAAGCCCACACCCTGAGCAGAGTCGTTAGCGACTCGCTGGCGTGCGCGCTCTTTGTTAACGAGAGTCCAAACAGCGCGTGCGCTAGACTTTTTGACTCCCTTAGTGTCGAGTCCCATTTTCTGGAGCGCCGACAAATAGATAGAACCCGCAGAGTCCCACGCAGTGGCGCGAGTCTTCCCAATAACGCGAGCGCAGTCTTGAGCTGCTTGGAACTTTTCTTCAGCCTTCTTTTCCACGTCCCCTGCCTTCTGCTGCGCTACCTTAAAGCCACGCAAAAAAGCGCGAGCCACTTCGATATCAGCGTTTTGGAGGCCGTTGTCGCGCAATAGCTGAATGGCAGAGTCAGAGAGCTTTTCTTCTTCGTCTTCCACTTCGGAATCTGCTTCAGCCATACCAGCGCGGAAGGCTGCCACTTCTTCAGGCGTGGGATTTTCGATACCCGCTTCTCGCAAAGTAGCGATAATGTCCTCATCTTCGTCTTCAGTCGACTTTTCCTCTGGCTGAGTTTCTTCTTCCTCTTCCTCATCGTCAGAGGCCTCAACTTCTTCAGAGTCCTCTTCCTCATCTTCAGGGATCGGAGCCTCAAAATCGTCTTCGTCCTCATCGGTCACGGAATCCGTCTCTTCAGGCTGCGGGTCCTCATCTTCGTCTTCCGTATTGGCGGAAATGTCAGTTTCCTCTTCGTCAGTAGCGGTAGACGTTTCAACCTCTACTGCCTTCTTAAGCTCATCTAGAAGCTCCTGCGGAACTTTCGCAGCGGATAACTTCTGATAAACCTCTTCCAAAGAAGGGGTTTCGTCAGTCACGGCTTGCCCTTCTTCGATCTGGTCAGACTCATTGGCAGCTGGCAATTCATCGCGAGCTGTCATTTTCATCTTTTTCATATCAACTCCTTTAATTGAGTTTTCATCTTGGACACAACAAGCAGCGCCAGCGCGTCCCTCAGGAACAAGGGCTAAATGCTGCCCTCTAATGTTTCGCATGATGACGTCATAGTGTTCTCCGTCCTTCTCTCCCTTAGTAAATTCAGGGTCGTAGTAGTAAGAGAGACTCAACTCTTTCATGCTTCCGTCTTGAATGCTCCTAATCGCTTCCTTGTCAAAGACATGTAAGGAGTTTTGGAGATAGGGGTATTCAAATTTGGCTGAGTCCCCAGTCGAGCCTACTCGCGTCTCTTTGGCTGGCTCATCAGGGGTATCTCTGTTATGTAAGAACTGAATCGGGATTCCGATTACAGACTTAATCGTTTCGGGCTTTTTTAATTCCTCAGCTGGTCGATAGACGTGGTAAAGCTCATTAGGCTTTAATCCGTTTTCAACCCCATTCGGAATTTCGCGCCCATAATATGGGGCTACTTGCTCTCTGGTCAGATTCGACACATCAACGTGCAAGCGCCCATCTTTGTCTGACCACCGAACACTAAAAGGGATTCGGTCATTAGCGAGAATCGCTTCACTCATCTCTTTGATTCCTCATCGTCAGTAAACTTGGTTAATATTGGGCGGAAGGTGCAACGACAGTTGATTAACTCTCCCGGCTGCACATAGCCCATTACTTCCGTATCAAACAGTCCTTTGCCTATCTCAAAACGCTTACCGTTAAAATCCATATGAGTCTCACGGCTGGTAAACCTACCCGGCACATGAATCCATATGGCCTCAGTTATTCCTGCGTCTCGCATATTGGCTGAGCTAATCTGGTAGGTCAGTTTGTTTGTTTGATCACGCACAATCGTCTCGACTCGCTTAGGATCATCAGCCAGCGACTTGACCTGCCTTAGCTCGCGCTCTAACCACCGATAGCCTTCTGTTTCGATAGTGCTTTTTTGAATAGCCTTTTGAATGAACTTCAGCTCTCTGTAGGTCATGTTTCGGATAAGAGAGACTGTGTTGCCTACCATCGTTTCAAACTGCGCTGCTGCACTGCTCCCTATGTATTGCCTACCTACTGGAATCGTCCATTTCTGGCGCAACACCTTAGGGGAGAAGCCCGCGTCAATGAGCGCTCTTCGCTGCGCTTTAGTGATATCAAAGGCGATTGTCTTCACGTACCAAGAAGCGACAGAGCGCATATTTGGCTCAATTAGGTGAGCGAGGAAGTCTTTGTTGCTGTCGATATGCGCAGCTAGGGCTAATCGCTCTGCCTTTTTGAGTCCTTTGACAATCTCTAAAATCGTCTTTTTGACCTTCTTGACCTCTCTGGCATACTCATCCGCGGAGCGAGGGTTAGATAAGGATTGATCCTCAGCCAGCACAGGGATTTTCACTGTATGCTCGCGGATATCCTTTAGTAGGGCTAAATAAAAAGCCCAGAGAACTTTTTGAATGTGTCTCTGAGCTTTACGTCTATTCCCTACGTTAGGATTAGCACTTCTAATGGTCTTCTCTTTCTTCAATGCCTTCTCCCTTTACTGTGGGGGTTTTAGGCTGAATTTGAGGCTCCTTTGGACTCCCCATTGAGGCTCCCTGCTGTTGCGCCATCATTGCGGATAGCGGGCCCTCATTTTCTAAGTTGGGCGCATCGTCATCAGGGGAATAATCACCGTCCAGACTGCCTAAGCCCATATCCTCTTCTTTCTTCATTAACTGGCGGAATTCATCACCAGTGATAATGTTTCGGTCATAGAGTGCAGTGACCGCCCCAACCTTGGTAGCAAAAGCAGAAGCCGCCACCATTTGGTCGTCTTTGGCTAGCGGATTAAAGACAAAAGTAATGGAGGGGTCAATCTCTCCAAACTCAACCAACTGAATGACCTCTAAGCACTTTTGAATCGCTTCACGCTTTAATTCCTGCTTACTCTTGATATGGTCATAGTAGTTTTTAATATCGCTCTCACCAGTGGCGTTAAAACCGCTAGGGCTAATCCCCAGAATCTTGACGGCTGGCGTGCGGTTAATCGCTGCGATACTCTCTAAGGACTGTCTGACCACGTCAGATACGCCCGATACCGTTGTTTGAATGTTCACAACGTCATCTTCTCTATCCACCACCACAACAGAGTTATTGTCGCTGTAGCGTTGCATAGCCATTACTAAAGCGTCCATTTGTTGAATGCCATCAGCACTGCTCATGGTGTCAGACATTGCCGTTTTGACTGCCAATAGACGAACCTTATTCACTAGGTCGACTTCAGCAGCACGGCACTGATTCCAGTGCAAAACATAGTCCCAAAGAATCTGGGCTTGAGGAATCCCCAAGAAGTTATAAGAAGGCTTATAAAGTGTGGGAGGCTCGTTGTCGACAATTCGCAACATGCGCGAACCGTGGACTTCCTGACCTTGGACGTACCACCTCTGAGGGTTCATATAATCCGCCATGAGCGGGTTGAGGGCATTAAAAGCACCACTGCACACATTCACCGGGTCAATGACCTGAAAATGAACCTTGCGCCCTTTGGCTAGCTCTTCACTCTTGCTATTGACTGCTAACGGATATTTTGGGTCACCGTTTTCTTGTCCTTTTGGGTCAGTGTTGATGTAAACAAAAGCACCACCCATAAAGCCCACTAAGCACTGCGCGTCGTTAAAGACCTTTCGTAATTTGTACTTGATGTCTTGTAAGTCTTGCAATTCAATTAATCGCTCTTCATCAGTCTCCTCACCACCCACAACTTGAATCCAGTTTCTGGTCACGTCATCAGCGACAGTACGGATACAGTTTTGAATCATGCCGTTTTGAGCGATATTCTGGAGCGCTCCATAGCCCACAAACCCAGAGACAGGATATTGCCCCATCTCAATAGCGTGTTGCGTAAGACTGCTATAAATCGCCTCATAGCCACCCGCAGAGTCAAAGGCTAAATCTACCTCTTCTCGTAATTTGTCGTGACCATAACCAAAGGTCACAGGAGGCGCATAGACTTCTCGTACAGAAGCTAAATCTAGCGACTGGAGCGAGCGCTTAAACGGCATTGGGGGTTGACTAAGGAGACTTGCTAACATCAAGCCTGAGAGTTTTTTTCGCGCTTCTGGCTGATTTTTTGTCGCTTCCTTATCGTTTTCTTTATCGGTCATTGTTTAACCTCAGAATCTGCGTATACCCGAACGGCGTAAAGCAGCTAAATTATTGGGGTGAATCGGTCGTCTAGCGTGCTGAGAGAGATAAGTGAGTGCCTGAGTCATTGCGTCCACTTGGTCATCATGAGCGCCACTAGGGAAGCTCAATAACTCAGGGATAAATTCACTCTTGACCCATGGCTCAATCTCTGGAGAGGGCAAATAAACGTTGCCAGCTTCCCAGAGTGGAGTCACCGCACTTGCGCGTGCTTCCTTAGACTCTTTCGGGGTTATCGGAATAATCCCAGAGATAAGTGACTTAAGACTCGAAATAATCGCGCTACCATTAGCCTTGTCTTCCACTAGTTTGGTCAGTACATGAGGGTGCTTCTCAGCCATTGCCACAAAAGCCTCTCGTGTTTTGACAAAGTCCATTCTGGCTCGCACTTGGTCGAGAAGATAGTAACTCGCGTCCTTGCGACCCCAGAGTTGACCCACAACAAAGTCACTAGTGTTAGTCTCTTTGAAGGTCATGTCCCAAGAGAAGCAAAGGGTATCGAACCTATCGGGAAGGTCATCAGGCGTCCAGTGTTTAATCCAATCAGCCTTAATCATTGCCCCGCCGTCAGGGACTGGGTGCTGTTGGTAAAGTGCATTCCACACTTTTGAGCCTACAGTCTTTTGGATCGACTCTAATCGGTCTAAGCCAAAACGCTCTGGGTGCAGAGCTTCCCCTATCTTTCGGTGTTTTTCGTCATGCTCCGCGATAGCAGGATAATTCACTAGCTCCCACTGGTCACTCTCACCACGAGACTGGGCGTCAAGAATACGTCCTATCAAGTCATCAAGGTGCCAGCGTGTAGCCATCACAATCAACCCTGCGCCGGGTGAGAGTCGAGTGTAAGCAACAGAAGTGAACCAGTCCCAAGTCGAGTTTCTGACTCGCTCAGACATAGCCTCTTCCATATTACTCACTGGGTCATCTACCACAAGAATGTCAGCACCACGCCCAGAAAGCGTACCGCCCACGCCTACTGAGTAATAGCTCCCCTTATCCCCGATAATTTCAAATCGGTCAGACTGTCGCACCCTCCCTTCAGTTGGAGCGCCTTTTTCAGGGATTCTGACCAAAGGGAAAACCTCCTTAAATTCTTGACTCTCGATAATTCTCTGCGTGTCTTTGGCAAAAGTTCCAGAGAGGTCAGAGCTATAGGAAGTCCCTACAAAGGAGAGAAAAGGATACCGTCCTAGCGCATAGGCAGGAAAACGTCTAGAGACTAGCTCAGACTTTCCGCTACGTGGCGGCATACAGATAATTAGGCGTGGGGATTTTTTCGCGATAACATCAGCCAAAAACTTATCGAGCTTCTGGCAGATTTCCTCATGCACCCAGCCTAGCGAGTAATTTTCATAGGTATAGGTCACAAAGGCAGCGAGCGACACAGAAGCGGCTCTGCGCTTTAATTCCTTTTGAGCTGCCCTGATGAGTGTTGGACTCGGTTTTTTCATTGCAGCCCCTCCCTAGAATTTATTCCTTATCCTCTTCTGTTGGGTTATCGATTTTGGTATGAACGATATCAAGCAACTGCTCATTAGTGAAGCTATGCACCAACTCAGCCTCTGTTGCTTTTATCGTCTTGATTTCTTGGGTGATTTTCGCTCCCTTACGTCTAGCCACAACCTTCAGGCGTGTCTCAGCCATAAGGCGTGAGCGAGCCACATTGTCGCGAGTCGTGGTGCTATTCATAGATCCCTTATCTCCAGAAGACTCATAAGTCTCTATGTCTTCTTTTCGAGTGTCGGATAAATCAATAGCGTGATCCTCAAGGACTGCGTCACCAAACTCTCTGGCCTCATAAAATGACTTGTGAAAATCAGGGTATTGCTGAGTCCACTTATAGACCAGAGAAGGTGTAAAACCTAGCCTTTTGCAGATAGAGGTAAGAGTCTTACCATTAGCCAAAGAATCGAGAATTTTCGCCACGTTTTCTTTGGTGTAACGAGTCTTAGCCCTAGGCTTAGGTTTAGCCACCGTCTTAGGCTTAACGGCACGCTTAGGCTGTACTGGCATATCCACCCCTTAAAAAAAAGCCCCACGGTTAGTAGGGCTATCTGAGTTACTTTTCGACTAAATTAGTACCGTGAATCTTATTCGCCTTTGCGAGCTGTTTTCTTACCTGACGGATTGAACCATTGTTATTGGCTAGCGTATAACCATCAATCTGACCAGTGCGCGGGTGAATTTTGATGTCTCCCGGCTTAAGACCATAATTCGCCAATACCTTATTGCGCTCTTCCTCAGTGCTAACCTTGCGCAAGTCCTTGTTAATGTCGACTAATTTCTTTTGGTAAGCCAGTAAGGTGTTGAGCTTGTCCATGAGCTTATATGGGGCCTCTGGGTCCCTCAAAGAAATTGCCTTTGAATTCCCATAATTTTGGGCTTTTTCCCACGCAGAGCTAGCCTTATCACTTTCGCGAGAGTAAGCGCCCATGGCTTGGTCAATACGATTAATCGCGCCGTTCATACGCCCCGATACATTAAGCTGACCAATACCACCAAACGCACCTACTGCCCGACCCAATCGAGAGCTAGCGCTATCTACCTTACGTTGAGCCTTTTCAGCTCTTTCCTCAAGCTCAAACTTTCGCCAGTCTTTCTCTTCCTGATACTCCTTAGCAGCCTCAATTACCTCAGCTGGGCGATCTACAGGCTTAACCCCTTCGGTCAGAATCTTCTTTGCACTTCTGCGCTCTTCTGTTTTTTGCTCTGTCTGGGTCGCGGAATTCTTAGGAGCAGAAGAACTGGCTTTTTGCCGTTCCTCATTGAGGATACTCTCTAGGGCTGTCCCCTTCGCCATATACGCAGGTTGCCAGCCATTAGAGAAGGCTACATACTCGTTGCCTTGAGAGTCTTTGTAGTATCGGTCACCACGCTCTCTAGCTTCCACCATCTTGTCAGCTTCCTTAGCCATAGACTCGCGGATTCGCTGATACTCAGGAGAGTTGACCTTAGCCTTTGCTTCCTTAAAACCGTCCTTTTGGGAGTCGAGTTTGAGCTTACTGGCCTCAATCCAACCGCCATTAGAGCTGGCGCGATAGTACTCAGTACCGTCAGCGTCCTTAAAGTATTTCTCACCACGCAAGAAGGCTTGACGTTGACCTGCGTAATCGGGAGTCTTTGCTGGTGCTGTAGCCTGAGTCTGGGTTTCTGCCTGAGATTGAGGTTGTGCTTGAGTCCCTACCCCCTGCTGAGACTGGTTAGCATTGTTTGTATTCGCGTTTACTGTATCTGGTATGTTTTGCTGAGTGTTTTGGTTGTTTTGTATCTCTGTTTTTGGCTGAGTAGTCACGCCAGTCTTGGTGTTGGAGGACTTATTTTTTAAACCCGTCCCAATAGCACTAATCTGAGACAATGGCTTGCCCTTAAACGCTCCACCCATTCCTTTTAGAATAATCCCAGAGTCGCTATCGATTAAAACTCTTCGTCCAGTCTTATTCCCCGAACCACCGGCTTTTGCGCCCTTGCCACTCGGGTGAATCGTAATCCATCGCGCCTCATCATTTGCCGTTTTGTCATTCTTTTGTTTGCGCTTACACCCCAGCGCATAGCACCGACCTAGTACTCTAATATCCTCTAATCTCATGTCGACTCCTGCGAACGCTCGCTAGGTAATAAAAAGCCCACCAAGTGGCGGGCGTTACTTTTCAATCAGCTCGATCGGCAACTCCATTTGGAGCTTAGATTCCGCTGCTTCCCTGACCTCCTCCATACTTCCATCCGCTACGAAGAGGGCTAACATCCGCAACCTTGTTGACTTACAAAACCAACTTGTCATAGAATGAATCCATAGATCGTAGTAGCCTGTACTGAAGCAGACATCGGTGGGGCTAGGGTGAAAGACCCTAGTCTAAAGAGGGCGACCGAACTACGCCACCCTTGAAATAGTAGGGGCTAGGTCAGGCTACTCAGGGAATGAGGTGCTATGCACGGTGTCGTCGCGTTTCCTCTTCGGCTAATCCTGCCACTTTCATTCTCTATCTTATTTCCACCTCACACAGACTAACTCTACTTCTTCCGCTCGCATTTCTTCATCTTTCGCAAAATGCGCGTAATGCGTATTCATCCAATTTTTGCGCCCTCCTCGTCTACGCTTTATATCAACTACCAGTTCTTTTCCGCCGACCGCTAAAGAAAGTGTCATAAACTCTTCATTTGGATGAAGCCCGCTTGGCTCGCTCCAGCCTCGTTTGATTTTTGTTCGAGCGCTGGAAAATACCATATGCAGTAAAAATAGCGCTTCGACTTTGTCTTTAATATCTTTCTTATCGAGAAATCCCCCTGATATTTCTGCGTATTGCTGGTTTTTATACAAACTCTCTTTAAAAGTTTTTGTTGAAACAGTCGCTAAATAGTTTTTATTTCCGATCTTCAGTGGGTACTTCCCTCGAAAATGCTCCGTGAATGCCCTCTGTATTTTGGTAAGATCCTGCGCGGAAACCTTGTTTTCTGGACTACTATCCAAAATCTCGTATATTGCCGCTTTGGAGCGATTTGCTCTATTTGCCATCTCCTCTTGAGAGTAGGCAAGAAGAGTGTTGTCTCCGACCTTATCACCGCGCACCGCTTTCTTACCTTCACTCAACTCATCAATCATTTTTCCGTTTTGATCGCCTAGACCCAGCAAAATTTCTCCAGAACTTTTGTCGATAAGAACGTGCTGCTTATTCTCAAAAGTCACCCACTGAGAGTTTTTCGGTTGAACGAACTCCGCGTCTCTCGCGAGTACCCGCATATTGGCGACACGTCTGCCTAGCGCGAAGCAGAAGCCAAGCATTTTGATCTCTTCTAAGGTCATTGGTGTCCCCAAAGACTGTTGCGCTGTACTGCCCGCCAGACAGATGCTTGATGAAAATAAAGAGGGCTAACATCCACAGCCTTCTTCCCCTACGATTCCCTTTTCTAACCGTTTCTTCCTTTTTGGGAATGCACCGATCACAATGTTAGCCCTATTACCCAGATGCGCCTTCAGCGGGCGATTAAAACTACTGAGCTGAAATGAAAAAAGCCCCGCATTTCGCGAGGCTCTTTGTTTTCCTAACAGATCTTTACGTTTCTTTCGGGTACGCCAAAAGCGCCATCTGGCGCTCTGTGACGTTCATAAGGTCTACTCCTATGAGAGGCAACGATTGACACCGCGAACACTACCATATTTAGTTTTAATTGTCAAGAATCGACAATATTTTGTTCGTCAAGGATCATTTTTAATCGATTTTTCGTCTTTTCAAGATACTCTCTACCTACTTTTCGCTTGACGTTACACCTTAAGCAAACAATGGAGAAAGATATCCACGGCTTAAGATAAACCATTCTCAAGATATCTATGCCTTTTTTGTCGTCCCAGCGGATTGAAGGGAGCTGACAAATAGCCCTATCAACTTTCATGGCTAAAGCCTCATCAACGGGTGACCCATTACCGATAATTTGAGGTTGAGCGCCATATTCCTCTGAGTCCTTGGGCTTAGAGTTTGAATAGAGTTTTAGTCGACTGATGATGACTTGAGTGCTTGATACCGCGTGAGGTCTATCATCATCGTGCGCCCATTTTCCCCAGTTTCGCAGAAGGTACTCTAGGTAGTCCATAGACAATTAGCCCCAGTGAATCAGGCGGTTTTCTTCGCCTTCTCTGCCATAGCCGTTGTGGTAGTCGGGAAGCCCTGACGGCTTCCACTTTTCCACTTGGTCAATGTCGATAGAGACATAGTAGTAAGGCAGGTACACTCTTTTTTTGCCAAAGCGCGCACTGTACATATAGCCGTAAATCTCTAATGGGCGCTCAAAAACGCCATTAACCCTAAATTTTGGGAGTGCTTTATTTCGACTATCTGCCTTTTTCTCGTATTGGTAAGGGGTAAGGGTTAAGAGTTTAAATAGGCAGTGCTGCCCTTCTCTTGGGTAGTGAGTCCCAAAGTCATTTTTAAGGACTTGATATTGGTACTGGTCATTGTTGCTCTCTTTCTCGATATTTTCGGTCATATCGCTTCCTACACTTAATCGTCAATCTATATCTACCGTCTCAATCGTTACCTCTACTTTGGGAGTTTCCCCGTAGAGTTTTTTGGCGTTAATGGTGCATACTTGGGAATCATCAGCCAATAGCACACCATTAATGCCGTCCATAACAGACTTCACTAGATTATCTAGGTCAGGCTTTTTGCTATGGACAGTCCCTATCGCAGCGCGCCTTTTTTTGTTGCTCCACGACTGGGGGATTTTCATATACGCCGTGAGTGACACTAGCACTGGGGCTGATATCGGGTCAACCAAACTGTGCGCTCTTAAAGTCGCTAGCGCAATCTTTTTGACCTCTCGCTCATATCGAGCCGTCTTTTCTGGCGTATAAGCGTGACCAAAACGAGTAAACCGTGGTCTCCCCTTTGGTACTACCTCTCCTAAAACTTCAAAAGTGAGCTTCAATCTCCCCCTTCCTTTTCGAGCATTAAATTAATCCCCTCAACCATTAGCCCCCTCTGAACCCGCGATTTTGGACGCCATTCATCAAACTTGACCTTGCGCGCCAAAGAAGGCAAAAGGCTAAGTAATACCAAATTACCTAGCTCCCTGCCCTTGTAATAGTCAAGCCTATCTTCTTGGCTCAAGGCCTCAATTTCATCAGTCATATCAGGCGTGATGAGAGGAGTCTCCCTTGCGTCCAAATAACCTAAACGCCAGTAATAAGACTGGTTATTGCGCAAGTGTTCAAAGTCAACTGTAGTCAGTGCAATGATCATCTAGGAACCTCAAAACAAAGAACGCAAAATAAGCTCATTCCCCGCGCTTACATTAATATTCTCTGGCTTAATCATTTTCCTTCTCCTTTTCCCTCTTTTCCGTTTTCTGGTCAGCTCCCGCAGTCGACTCCTTGATGTCTGGTCGAGCCATTGGACGCTCCCTCAAATTCCTAATTAGCTTGAAATAATTTGTTCTCTTTCGCTCTTCTTTTTTCCAGTCCTCATAGGTCATTTATCAGTCTCCACGCGTGCGCGAAGCGTGGACTCTGCGGCGTGCCGCGGGTTCTTACCATTCAATTTTTTCTCCAGTTTTTCTTTCTTTTCGATTAGCCTTACTGCCTTTAAGCAAAGGCCTCTAACGTTGTCAAAAAGGTATATGGTTAGAGTGGTTGTCGTTGCTAATTGGATTCTGCCTACTTCATTTAAGCCATCGCGAGCAGAATATAGCAAGTTGCCTAAATCGAGTGTCTCTAAAGATGTTGCTACCTCCTTGAGTTGCTCGACAGAGTAACTTACACCGTCTTCTGAATATTGTTTACTCCATTCCTTCAATCTGAGAAAGGCTAGAAACATTCCCTCTAGTGAGCTAGAGGTGTGTCCCAGATCTGTAAATACTGTTGCCACTCGATTTAACTCTTGTATCCTGTACCTAATCATCCCTAAAGTCTTGGCAGTCTTAGCCCTTACTTTGCTAAGTTTCTTTTCTGTCTTTTCAATCTTGGTCATAAAGCCTCCTAATCTCTTAGCTTCAGCATTCTTAATAATTCCGCCCTTTGGCTGGTAGCCGATAGCAGTGACGGTATCGCATGCGTAGCCACAACACTTCTGGCAACTTAATTTCTCTTTGCATCTTGATTTCCTCCAAACATTAATGCCTCAAGCTCACGAGCCGTATAGATCGTGACCTCAACGGACGGCTCAAGGGCATAGACCTTGTACGCCGAAAACTTGTAGATAATGGAATCGTCTCTATAGGCGTCGCCGTTCATGCCGTCCAGAATTGCCTTCACGAGGTTGTCCAGATCAGGCTTCTTGGTGTGAGGCTTGGTCAGGGCTTCAAGTTGCTTTTTCTTGCTCCAAGACTTGGGCACTGGCATGCCAATTCTGATCTCAAGCTGAATTTGCTCATCGAACGGTTCTAGGTCGCCCATCGCTTTTCGGGCAGCATGCTTTACGCGTTGCTCGTAGACCACAGTTTTGATTGGGGTATAGGTGTGACCAGTGCGCGTGAAGCGTGGGCGTCCCTTTGGCACAACCTCTCCTTCAACCTCAAACTTAATCATTGTTTTCTCCTTTTAATCTTTCGGCGTGTAGGTTGCCACTTGTCGTAATTAGCCCTTTTGCCACAAAGCATGACGAGGCGAGTAAGCTCGACCATACCTGCCTCGTATCCTTTAAGGTACTCCTCCAAGTCTTCTCCCTTGAGCTTGTTGATGTCGTCCGACTTCCAGTCGGTAATCACTGGCGTCTCACGAGCATCGGTGTAGCCCTGGATCCACATGTCTGAGTTTTTGTGTTCAGCCATGATGGAATAGTCACGTTCGCTCATCTCAAAAAGCATTGATACTCCTAGAGAATGTGATTGCAAGAGTCAGCACAATAAGGAGAAGCACAATGATTGCGATGTTGAGCCACTGGATGCATTCCCAAGCAGCCTTGTTCTGGGACTTCACGTCATCGACCAACTTCTGAAGTGTCGAAAGTTGGTAAGACATAGCCCGCAACACCTTTCGGTCTTCAGCGTCAAAGTCCACTGGATTGGCGATGTTTGTGTTTTGGAGTTCAGTCATAGCTAAAAGCCCCTCTTTCAGTTGCTTCTTGAATCGCGGTTTCGTAGAGTTCATCAAGAAGGGGTTTCACCCTAGTTAAAAAATCAATAGCGAGTTGTTTTTCTTCAGCCGTCAAGACAAAGCCCAAGTCCGTCTTTTCTGCCTGCACCTCCCTCAGCGTTTCGGTAACGTCATAGATCCCCATTTCGGCATCCTCGTAACTAAAGAAGGCGCCGTCATTGATCTCACCACTGAGGTGGAGTAGATGCCAACCGTTGTCGGTTTTGTCTTCTAAGAAGGCAAGCTTGTCCTTGTAGTCCTTCACAAAGTCCTCAAACCGATAAAAGACGCCCCAGGCATTGTCTTCTCGAGGATCATATTCGTCATAGTCGTACACGCGATAACTCATAGTGGCTGGTCATCCATAGCACCGCTGGTTGGTGGGAATTTCTGACGAATCAGCCTGATGGCATCGACGGTTTTCTTAGAGACAGACTGGACAATCGATTTCTGCTTTTGGCGGTTGTTTTCGTACTCGACCAATTCTTCAAAAGCCTTGAATAGGCGATTAAGCGGGTTGGCCTTGACGTAGTCGGCGCCTTCCTTAGGCATCAACGTAGCGTCCACGAACATCGGGATGTAGTTCGGGTTTGACTGGAGCTTAAGTTGCTCACTGTTGTTCAATCGTTGAGCATAGGCATTAAATTCATTGCATAAGAAGGATTGATCCAGTTCATCATGCGACTGTTCATAGATGTGCGCGATCTTGACGAGCGGAATCACTAAAGGGTTCTTCAGCTTTGCCGAGATGAGTTCACACTGCTTAGATGTTCGGTTGACATGGAACGAGCAATAAGCCCGCCCATTACGTATGATGCTAGGGCTGACACAACATCCCTCGATGCAACATGCTTTCCAAGGGTTGTCAAAAGGCTTCTGCGCTGGCGTTTCTTCGGTCATTGTTCTCTCCATCAAAAAATCTGTTCAATTGGCAAGTCTTTCAGGCTTTGCTTTTTGCGGTAGTCTTCCCAGTCAAACTGGACGCGATAAAAAAGGCTTTGTGTTCGGCTAGTGATTGCGCCACCGAGCATGTCTTTGTACTGTTCGCCAGTAAGGTTGGTAATGAGGACGGTTGGGTTACCAAGTCGAGCGCGGGCGTCGAGGAGTTCGATGAGCAAGTTGCTCTCAAATTCGCTGCCTGCACCACGTCCGACCTCATCCAGGATCAATAGCGGGCATTCCGTGAGAAAGTTCATCAAGCGGAAGTGCGACAAATCTGCGCCGTTTTTAAACAAGCAAAAGAGCCATCGTGTCGTCCAGAAGTAAGGGATATAGCCCTGCTTGGCTACCTCGTTGGCGATAGCACTAGCGAGGTGTGTTTTACCTGTGCCGTAGATGCCATGGAAGATCAGCCCGATCTTGCTTCTATCCCGTCCTTCCTTTTTGCGCTTAGAGAAGTTAACGGCAAATCTCTTGGCGACATTGAAAGCGTGCTTCTGGTGGTCTGGGTTCTTAGTTGCCGTGAGTTTGTAGGTCTCGAATGTCTGATTGTTATCAACCAAAGAGAACGGTTCGTCTCCCAAGAAAAAGACCAACTGTTTGTGTCGAAAGTGTTCTTCTGAGCGTAGTTTTTTGAGTTCTGTTTCTTTCTGGATTTTTTCCTGCTCACAGATCGGGCATGACGTTTCCTGCCCTTCCTCGACACACACACGCACGTCGCCGTGGATATCGCAGTGATGCACCTTGTCGATGAGCTTAGGCATAACGACCTTAATTGGTTCTTGAGGCATATTGAGCCCCGATAATTTCAAGCTAGCCTTTTGTAGTCCCATAATTTCCTCCTAGGAATAGATAGCGTCCCACGAGTCCATCTCGGTGACGTCTGCGTTCTTAAGCGACTTGGTGGATTGATGTTTATTAGCCACCCACTCAGCGGTGAAGCCACTCCATCCCTGCTCCATTTGGTAAACCATGGCTTCTTCCGAGGTCATATGAGCCTTAGAGGCTTCACGAACAATGGCATCAACCATGCACTGAGTTAAGGACTTGGACTTTGCCTTTTTGTACTTAACCCACTCATCCCAAGTTGTTTGAGAAACATCCTCAGGCTTAGAAATCGATTGATCAGTTTTCTTCGAGGACGCCAAAGAAAAATCTTTTTCTTTATTTATTTCTTTTTCTTTATTGGTTATTGGTTTATGGTTTATGGTTATTGGTTGCGAGCGACTGGCTAGCGACTGGCTACCCAGTGGCTTCCCAGTGGCTTTTTTACTATCCTTATTACCCTCAACCCCTTCTCCTGACTGTTGTTCAACTTTTCGGCGACGAGCGTTCTGGCGGTTTTTCTCAGACATTGCTTCATAATCTGCGATGATTTTTTCGCAACCCTCGTGATAGTAAAGACCATCACGTTCCACAAAACACATCTCTAAAACGGCGTCAACTGCTCCTTCGTTAGCCAAGTGTTTGATCGTCGCTACCCAGTGGCTACCCAGTGGCTTGCCAGTGGCTAAATAATGGTCGAGAAGATCGATGTAGATGCCCTTTTGTAGTCCCATAATTTCCTCCTAGGAATAGATGGCGTCCCACGAGTCCATCTCGGTGACGTCTGCGTTCTTGAGTGACTTTGTGGATTGATGTTTATTAGCCACCCATTCAGCCTTGAAGCCCTGCCAACCGTTTTCAAGTTGGCAAACCATGGCTTCTTCGGTCGTCATGCCTGCTTTTGAAGCCTCACGCACGATGCCATCAACCATGTGTTGGTTAAGTGCTCGACTTCGAGCCGTTTTCAACTTCATCCATTCTTCCCACACTGATTGCTTCACACCTTCTGGTTTCTGGATCGAAGGCTTGGAAGATCTACGTCTAGGTGGGTTAACTTGAGTGTTAGGAACTACCGATTCATCTGACGAATTGCTATTTATAGGTTCTTGATAGGGAATTGATAGGTTATTTATAGATTTGGACTGGAATTTTCCAGTGACCCCACTGGAATTTTCCAGTGACCCCACTGGAATTTTCCCGCTACTCCCACTGGATTTTTCCAGTGACTGGAGTTTTCCAGTGGGTAGTGCGACCGTGTAGACGATCCCTCTGCCTGTTTTTCGCTCAACAGAAACCGCACCGATAGCCTCCAGATCAGCTAATGCCTTTCTGAATGTCTTGTCGGTGATCCCTGTTTTCTCAAAGATCTGGGCTTTTGACGGCCAACACTTTCCTTGGTCATTGGCACAATTTGCGAGGTAGACCAAGAGCAAGAGTCTGGATCCAGTCACAGCTCCTGCTTCAAAGTCCATCACCGCTTTCATATGTGCAAAACTCATGCGCCCACCTAGCGATCAAGCTCTTTAGTGTTAATAAGCAACCAGTTCAAATCTGGACGAAGATCCTCGGCGCGAACTGCGCCTTGTGTGACGCGTTCGATCCGGAGCGCCACCTTCACGCTACAAGAGCGATTGGAATAGATCATGTTGCGCAACCACATGTAGTCGATGCCAACCTTGTCGCAAATTCCTCGACGTTCTGCAGTGCTAAGAGACTTAAAGTACTCAATGGCTTTGGGAGTCATTTCAAACCTCTGGAGTTGGAGTAGTGTTTTATTTTATTACACCGAATTATACACTAAATTTTAAAGATGGGGTATTGGTTTGTGCTTGCGTCATTTACACCTTTGTTGTAACCTCAGTTGTGATGGGAGCGTTTCACCAAAAGGACTTGTTATGACAGCCAAAGATGTATTACAAGAGCTTAGAGATATTCGGCGAGAGAACTTAAGTCGGTTCTCTGTATCAGCTGGGGGCAAATCTAAGCTGGCAGAGATATTGGGGAAATCGCCATCTCAGATCAATGACATGATTCAAGGGACAAAGTCCTTCGGTGACAAAATTGCACGAGAAATCGAGCATAAACTTGATATGCTCCCTGGCACCCTAGATCGCCCAATAACTGAAGGCTTGGATACTGTTGATATATTTGATCCGACACGCAGGAGGATTCCAGTGTTAAACAACGTACAAGCAGGCGAGCTTCCAGAGATCGGCGATTGCCACTATGACGAGTGGATTGACATCGACATTGGGTGTTCGAAAGAGGCTTTTGGGCTGAGAATTGTCGGAGATTCTATGCTCCCAGAATTTAGAGAAGGCGATCTAGTCATTATTGACCCAGAAATTGCTCCAGTAGCAGGCGACTATGTCGTTGTTCGCTCATTAACAGGCAAGATTCCTCAAGCAGCATTCAAACGTTACTCTTTACGTGGGTATGACGATGAAGGTCGCGAAATCTTTGAGGCACAATCCCTTAACTCTGCGATTTATCCAAACTACGACAGTCAAGAGTACAGCCTAGAGGTTGTTGGCACAATGTACGAGCATCGTCGCCGTCGTCGTCCATAGCACCAAACTTTCATCTCACCATTTCTCAGGAGATCTAATCAGGTCTCCTTTTTTGTACCCATCGAAAAGTCAATACTAAAAACAACGTCATATCGGTGTCTTTTGATGTGAATCAAACCACACCAAAATATACACCATAACTCTCAACAAAATCTTCTCGGATTTTCTAATTAAGTGTATTATGAACTTACACCAAACAATACACTGTTTTGGAGTTACGCTTAGCAATACGGACAATAAAAGCCAACGCTAAGCGCAGACCGCGAAGACCCACGTACGGCAATGTGGCGAGTGCGAGTGAGGCTCTACGACCTGAGGGAGCTAATCCTAGAAAGTCTTTATAAGACCGTGCTAAGGGTTGAATGGGTGCGATAACGGCACAAAAAGCCATTCAATAGTCTGATGTCTAGGGTGAAAGGGTCAATTTAAGTCCTTGGTTAACGCTGAGGACTTATGTGGATTCTTTCAATTGTGATCATCTCGTAATCATTTCAGATGCAAATCAAAGATACCTTGATTACGGATTACTTTAAGAGATACGTCATGAGCCACTCCCCGTTTAATGTACAAATTGGAAATGTTGACGACGATTTCAATGCCGAAGTCTCCAACATCAGCCTACGGCACTGGGTATCCATGGGTGCAATTGCCCTTTTGGCACTACTTGGTTTTGTGCTTATTGTTTGTTATGTTTTGAATTTGATATTACCTGAAAGTCATAGATGGTTATCTCCTGATGACTTATCAACAATCAAAGATGTAGTGATTTCTATCATTGGAGGCTTACTCATGAGCCTTGCTATGAAATACACGACTTCTAAATGAGAATCTCGCTTACTATCTAAGCACTGATTTGATTATTCAGCCCTGCCATTCGGCGGGGCTTTGACTTCCAAAGTATTCTGTGATAGATTCGGAAGTGGCACAGTCTGACACAGTATATCGGACTCGTTTAAAGTCCTTCCTTAACTTGGAAGGCCTCTACGGATCTGAGATTGCAATCACCCGTAGCGACAATCTATAGCCCTGAGCGTCTAACGACCTTGGGGCTTTGCTTTACAAGGCGTGGGACTATGCCTCTACCCAATTTCGTGGTAATGAAGAAGAAGTACTGACCGTTGAAAAGCTAGAGGCTCAGAAAAAGAAAGAGTCTCGCGGTAATCGCTTCACGCTGAGATTTTTGCGTGTCTCATCGAAAAGATGATCTGTCTTTGCAAGGTGGTAAAGCCTGTTTGCGGCTATATCCGCAGCTCGTATTAAAGTTACTCTTTGAGAATTACAGTAAGAAACCTTGACAGATTTTAAATTCGTGAACAATGGGGGATAAAAACTCTCATATGTTACGTTGAATGTTCCAAATCTAAACTCCTGCTCTAGGCTTTCCCTTAATTCATACTTCCCATTTGTTGCTGTATTGTGTTCATCAACAAAAAAATGGAGCGCTTCAACGTCTAAAGGATTGAGCTTGCCCTGGTTGATCAGATTTTGGAATTTCCACTTTATGCCTAGTTTATAAGCATAGTCCATATATCTTTGTTTGCTTTTTTTGTTTTCAAAAATATGGCTTAACACGTGTTTTAACTTAACAACTGAAGCAAATTTTTCAACAGAATTCAATGATCGGTACAGCTTCTGTTTTGACTTATTAGATAAACAAGAGGCTTTCGCCTCTTGCTCTGGGTTTAATCCATCAATGTTTTTTATTAGTTGCTCTACATGTATGTATTTATGCTGGAGGTCTGAGATTGCCTCTCCGCCCAACAAGACAATTCCTGCGAATACGAAATACTCTTCATGTTCACGATCAAAAACACCTGACTCATCGGAATAAATGAAAATTTCCATAGAATTGTCCTGAATGGCTACAAAAAAGCCGTGGTAATTAACCACGGCTACCCTGTGGCCGGCGATCTTAGAGATCGCTTAAACGTTAATTCGGGAACACAGGTATACGGCGCTTTCGCCCGCAACTAAAAAATAACACGGTGGGAGATGTGTAGTCAAGTTTAAGTTGCCATTTGTAGCAACTAGATGATCTTTACAAAGGAGCTGAATTATGGGTATACTATCAGTGCCGTATGAAAAAGATACGGTCGGGATTGGCGTCCTGAAGACAGTGGTGGTGTAGATCCACTTCCTAGAAGTGGTTTTTTATACCAAAGATATGGGGTGGGTGTTTCGCCCCCCTCATACATAGGTGAACAAGATTCCAAAATTGCGAGCCTATGAGGCACTCTTGCGAGTGGTCGATACCTACTGTCTCGATACGCCAACCTCATAGGCCTCGCATTCTCATTGGCGTAAGACTGCGAGTGTTGAGACACTTTCACAGTAGGAATAAGTTATGACTAGCTTATTAAAGTTCACCTTCGGCGATCACCAAATTCGCACGAACAACGATCCTGAAACTCCCCTTTTTGTCGCAATTGATGTCGTCAGGGCTCTGGGGTATAAAGATGCCAAAGACGCGCTAGCACGTCACGTTTCCCCTGAAGACCTTTCAAAGATGCGAATTCTTGATGCCAAAGGAAGAAATCAACTCGTCAATGTCATCAATGAATCTGGTCTCTACTGCCTCATCTTCGGCTCTAAGCTCGAAAAGGCGAAAGAGTTCAAACGCTGGGTAACCTCTGAAGTACTCCCATCGATCCGCAAGACAGGAAGCTACACAATGCCGTCTGACACCATCGACGTCACGCAGCAGTACTTAGTGCGTACCGCCGTCAGTCGACTAGCTAAGAACAGTTCTTTGGCTTATCAGCGTGTCTACCACGAGCTATACGAGCGGTTTAAAGTACCGCGCTACCAAGAACTCAAGAAAGCTGACTTCGT